TCTTGTCCCCGGCCCCGTCCTTGCCCTTTTCGCCATCGCCCTTTCCGGCATCAGCGGCGGACGCGGCGGCTCCGGCATCGCCGGTACCGTCGCCGCCGCCCGCGCCATCGCCGTTTCCGGCGGCGTCGCCTCCATCGGCGGCCCCGTCATCGGAACCCCCGTCAGCCCCATCGGCCCCGTCATCACCGGCGGCGCCGACGCTGCGTTTCACGTCGGGATGCGCGGCATAGAACGCCAGCCAGCCCTCGGCGTCATAGACATCAAGCGGGCGATTAATCGTCATCGGATCTGATCTCCTTTGGTTCGGCGACCTCGGCGAAGGTCGCTCTCATCACGGAACGGGCCAATTCGGCGCGGCCCTCGGCACGGTTCAATTCCTCGCCATCCGTGGGCCGAAGGTCGGCGTCGTACAGACCGCCCCAGGCCACTATGGAATAGAGAACCCGCTTGCCTTGCGGGGTGCTTAGAAAGACCTGGCGGAAATCCCGCATCAGGTCGCTGTCGTCCTCGGATCCGAACGGCGCGCTGCGGTACAGTTCCGCCATGTGCTCGGCATAGTTCGGAACCCGTTTCCGGCGGAACCACATCTAGGCGGCCATCCCGCCGGCTGCGTCGGCCAGTTGCTTGACCGCGGCGGCCCCGGAATTCGCGGCGCCCGCGGCCTGCTCCGCCCCGGCAAGGTTTTCCATGATCTGCCGTTGCTGGTCGCGGTGCTCGCGCAGGGCCTGGACCTCGTCCGGCGAGCGCACGGCGACCGGGGCCACATCGTTGCTTTCCGCGTCGAAACGCAGCGCGGCGTCGAAATCCGCGATGTCCTTGATCTCCGGTTCGACCTTGGCCATTTCCAGAACCCGCAGCAGCCAATCCCGGGTCTGCGCGCTTTCGATCTGGCGTTTGGCCTTGTCGATCGGCGACGAGAACTTGAAACGGATTTCATGACCCTGCAGCACGTCCGGCGGCTTGCGGAACGTCATCGGCCCGCTGAAGTTCATGCGCAGGGACCGGCGCATCATGATCGCGAAGGCGCGCTCCACCAGGGGCGTGATGTATTCCGTTTCCAGGCGGCCGAAGACGGCGCCGATCTCGCGCACGAACTCCTCGCGGCGCTGGATGACTTCCGTCGCCGTCATGTCCGGCCCGTCAACAGGCAGGTTCAGGATGTTGCGGTAGAAGGCGGCGGCGACTTCCTCGCGCTCCTGCTGCAGCAGTTCCAGGCCGAAGGGCAGTTGCGCCCGGCTGTCCAACTGCTTCACGGGATCGTTGCCGAACTTGCCGGCCTCGACGGGGTCGAAATACGTCAGGCCGCCGGGGCGGTTCTGCGCCGGCCCCAGCAATTGGTTGCGGGCCGCGATCCAGGGCGGGTCCACCGCACGGTGGCCGGCCTTCAGCAGGGTCTTCTTGATCTGCTGGCAGGTCTGCGCGTCGGGAAGGGCCAGGGTTCCCGGCCCGCGGCCATAGGTTTCCCCGGCCGTGGTGTCCCAGCGCACCGCACCGCCGGGAAACTCGTCCATCCCGGATTCCAGAACCTTGTGCTTCTCGTCCGCCTCGATCACGCAATAGCGCCAGGGTTTGTGCATGGCGTCGGTGCGGCGCGGGTCGCGCTCGTTCCGGGGCTCGATGACCTGGATGAACTTGACCTTCTCATGGCCCTTGTCGTTCCGGATAAGTTCCTTCGACGCCTCGGAGAGGTTGTCGTAGCCCCAGCGCTGCGCCGCAACGTTCAGGGCGGTGCGTTCGGTTAGGTGGACCGTGTCGACCGCGCCGTCCGCGTTCTCGACGAAATGGGTGTCTTTCATATGCGTGGTGCGGAACAGGAACCCGTCACGGTTCGTGTTCTCGGTGCACAGCACGAAGGCATTGCCGATCACCACGATATCGGCGTCCGCTTCCCCGGTCGCCTGCATCCACCTTGCCTGGGGGCGATAGATTTCCTTGAACAGCCGGCGCTCGGAATCGTACAGCCATTCCGCGACCTCGGAATCGCGCATCAAGGCGTCGTCGTCGGTTTCGATCTCGAACCACTGGGTCTGCTTCGGCTTGATCAGCCCGTCGATGGTCGACGCCAGACCCCGAGCGGCCAGCATCGGGGAGGTGTCGAACAGGCGTTCCGTCTTCTGCGCGCCGGGCGTCCATTCCGAGGTGAACCCCGTCGCGGCAACAGGATTTCGGTCGTGGACTCCCACAGGTCGTCGAACTGCCATCGGCCCTTGGTAACGGCTTCGTGCCGGGCCAATATGCGGTCGATCATGTCCATTTAGGCGGCGATCCCGGCGGTCTGTCCCAGCAGGCGCGGACGCTGCAGGGCGGCGTCGTTCTTGGACCCCAGCGGGGTCTGCGACGGCGGCACCGATCCCAGGCCGCGGCGGTTCTTGGCGTCGATCAACGCCTTCTTCCGGGCTTCCTCGTCTGCGGTGTCGTCGACAATGGGTTTGGCCTGCGCCACGGGCGCGGGCTTCGGTGCGGAAAACATGCACATCGGTCAGGATCCTTCCTTCAATTCGTCCCACCAGGGGTCCGTGTCGCGCCAGGCATAGAGGTGCATGGTCTCGCCGTTTCGGCCGGCCAGCGGCATCTCGGCTTCGTGAACCGCGCCCAGCGCTTCCATCCACGGTCCCGCCGTGGGGTGTCCGTCCGCCATCCGGGCTTCGGCCCTGCGGAATCCCCGGCGCCACATGTCCGGGATCAGCGTCTTGCGAATCCATTTCGTCAGGCCCAGCGCAACGCCTGGCCAGTCCGGCGTCGCCGCCATCGAGATACCGCAGAGGTGCGGGAATACGGGGTATGCCGCGACGAAAGCCGCGGGGCCGTCCTTGGTGTGGGCGGTCCAGCAATAGGGTCGTGTCAGGTAAAGCCGCGATGCGGCCTGGCCTTTCGGGGTATCGCCCAGAACGGCGCGGTATTCGGCCTCGTCTTCCGGCCGTAAATCGTTGAGAACGATCAGCAGGTCCGACAGACCCGCCGCGCGGATGATCACCAGGGGCCCGTGCTGTCCCCGGCGGCGCTGTCTCCCGGGCCGTCTCCACCCAGGCCGCCGCTGCTGCCGCCTTCCCCGGTGCCGCCAGGGCCGGTGCCGCCGTCGTTCATCAACAGGCGCTTCCTGCGGAAACGGTTCTCGGTCAGGCTCTCGACATTCTCCGGCGCGGACGTGCCGGCCGTTGCCTGAACGGTCCCGCCGCCGCCGCCACCTCCCATGAAGCACATCAGAGCAGCCCGCCGATGAACAGCGCCCATGACGCTATCGCCGTGACCATGCACACGGTGGAGGACGCGAGCGAAAAAACTCCGTGTCCCAAAAGGCAAGCCCGATCCGAGAGGTATGCGGAACCCAGCGAGAACGCCGCGACCGGAATGCCCATGGCGTGAAGGCTGTCTCCGCCGGTCAGGTGGTACGCCGCATTCAGCGCCATCGCGGACAGCACGATCGCGCGTCCGTTCGCGGCGATGTTCGTTTGCAGTTCCATCAGGTCAATTCTCCATCAATCGCAGCGCGCAAGGCCTGCTCCGCCGATTTCGGGCCGAGTTTCATGATCATCGCGTCGGCCTCGGCATCGGTCAGGGTTTGGCCGTTCGTCTTGGCAACGCGCTTGGTCACCTTGCGCAGTTCCGTGAGTTCCTTGTGCGACAGTCCCGCCAGGAAGGACGCGCCCGCCGTGCTGGGCTTCGGCTTCAGCCGGCCGATCGGCGTTGCCCTGCCGACCAGAAGGCGGGGGCTTGCCCCCTCCGGCATCCAGTCCGGAACCGGCGGACAACCCTCGTCGCCGATGTCGATATAGTCCCAGTCGATCGGGCCGGTCGCCACATTCAGCGCAACGGCATCCGATTGAATGGCCTTGACGATCTCGTCTTGCGCCAGGGCCGTATCCAGCGGGCCGCGGCACCAATAGGAATGGGCGAAGGTTAGGGTCATGCGCTGATGACCGGGCACGTATACAGCACGACGAAGTCCTGTCGTTGCGGATCCCACTCATGTCCTCGGAAAGGGCGGCCGAAGACCAAACCATCGCGCGCTGCTGCGCGGCCGAACGCGACACCAGCATCCCAATCCATCTTCATGGTTGGTTCGCCGATATAGGCAATATGATATTCTTTTTCGACAGGACGGGTGCCTGTGCGCACAGCCCATTGATCCGGGCTCACTCCAACGGCGGCGACGGCCGCGACGGAAGCAGTCCCAGCGATGAGCTGTCGGCGATTCAGTTCCATTTCATCCCTCACGCCGCGACCTCATAAACGATATGGTCGCCGTCCTGGGTGGCATTGACGATACCGGCACGACACATGGCCTGTAGAAGGTCGAGCCGTCCCGCCCACGTGTCAGGGCCTACGCCTTGTTCAATGCTTCCAAGAATGGCCGTACCGGGGCCAAAACTCCGAACATTGCCCATATTCATGACGGGCCGGACATTGGTGATCCCTGTATCCGGGTCAAAGCTCTCGACAACGGGGCTGACCTGTCGTCGCGTCCATTCGTCGAACTCGTCGTCCGTCTTGGGGCCAGTGGCGAGCCAGCCCTTGATTTCCTGAATTTCGGCCTCGTATGGCTCGTAACCTTCCATTTCATCCCTCATAAGTCAGCGGGTTGTAGGCTTCCTGGAACGGGTCCGGCGACCAGTTCCGCTCCTGCAAGGCGTGCCGGTTCTTGCGCGGCTTGGGGTCGATGCCCCCGACCGCCCAGGCATAGACGACACTGTCGCCCCGGTCCGGCGATGAACCCAGGCGCTTGATGATGTCTTCCTTGCTCTCGACGTAGATCTTCGGCGGGTTGCCGGGCCGCGTCGTGTAGAGCGGCGCCGTCAGGTCGGCCTGAAGTTTGGCGTCCGGCGGAAGCGCGATGTCGATCCCGTAATCCGGGTCCAGCGCCTCGCGCAGTTGCCACCACATTTCGGTGCGTTTGTTGACGAAGCCGAATTGCCCGTCGCTGCTCGATCCCAGGGCGCGCGCCGAACCGTTCAGAGGTTCATGGTCCATGCCGGACGCCATCAGGGCGTCGGTGACGCCGGCGCCGATCCCGATGGGGTCATAACCGATGGGCGCGCCGTCGCGGATCGTCTTCACGATCAGGGCCAGCACATCCGGCCCAGTCGGCGTTTCCCTGCCGGGAACCGAGATCACGTTGTCAAACCACCGCCCGAAGCGCGGGGCCAGGCTGGTTTCGTCCCTGCCGCCGCGTGCGGGGTCCACACCCAGCGCGGTCATCGCCGCATTGGCGGGCTTGCCCTGCTTCCAGCGCTCGTTCGCGGCCAGTACCCAGGCGGTCGGAATGACCTGCCACGCGCTGTCCTCGCGGGCGGCCATGAAGTTGCCGTCCCGCACCGCGCTGCGCATCGGTTCCGGCATCGCGTCCAGCGTCGCCTGATAGCCGGTATTGATCAGGAACGGATTGTCCTTCAGCTGCGCCGGGATGAATGTCCTCGATCGCGGCCGGTAGACTTGCCCGTTCCATTCCCGGCAATCGTCGGGGCCGTCGGCCTCCTGGTCCTTGCCGTCCGGGTCGGTCAGAAACCAGCGCAATTCCCCGGATTTGGCGGGCTTGGCGTGCATCGGATCCAGCCAGGGACCGAACATCGGAATAATCCATTGCCCGGCCGCGCTCAAAGGCGGGTTCGACGCCATGACGGTACGGACCCGTTGTTGCGACGGAATGTCCAGATCGGTATCGGCGGCGCGGTTCCACCCCATGACGAAGCGGACCACCATTTCGTTGAACTGACAGGCCTCGTCGAAGCCGATCAGATCGTGCGGGTTGCCCTGCCAGGTCTCCGCCTTTTCCGGTGTCGCCGCGGCTCCGAAATCGATCGTTCTACCATCCCACTTGAACTGCGGCGGCGGCGACGAATTGAGCCCCTTGCGCGTACCGGCGATGGCGACGACCCGCTCCACAAGCGCGGAAAGATCGGTGTACTGCACCCGCATCAGAAGCGAGCGTTGATGCTCCGACAAAGCCAGGCCGGCGAGCAATTCGCTTTTCCCGCCGCCGCCTTGCCCGCCGTAGAGCAGGACATCGGCCTTGCAGAAATAGGCCTCGGTCTGCGGGCCCGGATTAGGAATCCATTTCCGGGAAGCGGTGGCTTGCAATACATCCTGCGCCAGTTGCGCTTTATCGTCAGACGAGAGCGCATTCAGGCGAGCAAGGACATCATCCAGCATTAGCCGCCTTTTCCAGAATGAACACGAGGCGGCGAGCCAATTCGGTATCGCCAACACTTTTCGTTTCGATGGGTCCGCCGTCCTTGCCCTGCAGCGTCGTCGTCATCGCGTCGCCGAATCGCCTGCGGTCCATCTTTGACGCCTTCCATTTTCGAGCATCAATGCGGACACGTGCGCGGTTGGAATCCTCATCGGTGTCAGCGATTTCAATGATTTCGTCCGCGTAATGCTCAGCCTGGTCTTCTCTCGCATGGGCGTATTGGCTACTAAATTCTGGGTTATCTCGCAGCCATCGCCACACTGAAACACGGGTCGGCATATGGGCGTCATCGCAAATCTTGCGCAGACTTTCCCCCTCCGCGATGCGGATGCAAATCTCGTCAGCCAAGTCCTGTGTGAACATGGGAGGACGTCCGGCCGGCATGTCTAGTCGATTTCCTCGAAGATGACGGTGCCGTTCATGGTCAGGGAGTCGGCGGGCGCGGTGATGCGGATCACAAGGCGCTGGGACGGCTTAAGCACAATGGCCATCGGCGGGTCGCTGACCGCGCGCCAGTAGAACCCGGATTGCGCAAAGAACGTGTCGGACAGGATTGTCTCGGACCCGGACCCGCTGGCAACGGTGGTGTTGTTGCTTTCGACGACGCCGCCAAATGTGCTGCCGATCTGCGGGTTCCATTTGACCGGCGTGAGAACGGATCCACCGCTGCCGCTCGTTGGGTGGTCGCGCATGAACAAAACGGACAGCAACTCGGCCTCGGCGTCGCCGGCATCGCTGTATTGCCCGATGCGGATCTCGAGAATGCGGACGGCCTTAGCCGCCGACGCGGTGATCTCGAACACGTCCTGCGCGGCCGTTGCGCCTGTCGCCGAGAAGGCCGCGGAATACATGGCCATCTCAGCCCCCCGCCAGTTTCAGCACTGCGCCGATGACGATGATCACGCCGACGACCGCAGCCGCGATCTGCCATTTCGGGATGCCGTGCTTCTTCTCGGTCAGTTCGGCGCGCATACCGTTGGCGCGGTCCTTGGCTTTGGTGGTCACGTCGTCAACGATGTCATCAAAATCTGGCATGGTAATCTCCCTCTGTGTTGGGAAATGGAAAGGCCCGCCAACCGGAGTTGAACGGGCCTGGATTGTTGGCGCGGAACCGCAGTAAGGCGGGTGTTCAAATTCCCAGCGATGCCGAAATACTGCTGCAGTGCGCTACGCTCTTGCGCGGCGTGTGCCGCTCCGCCGGGAGGTGCTCGGTCACTACAACGGCTCTGATCACGATGGAGAGAGAAGTTGACCGTGTGTGCCAAGCACCTGCCGCCGGGGCGGAAAAGCGAAACCCGCCGCGACAATCAAGCCGGGCGGGCGCAAGTGTTAAGCCTCAATTTCTCTAAAATACCCTAGGCTGTACATGGTGTCAAGCATCACATACCCCAATGCTTGGCCAGTTTTTTCAGCCCGTCGCGTGCGTAGTCGAAACTCTC